TTATTTTACTGCGGCTTGTTTTTGCAACAGGCTTAAGGACTTCTCGATGAACTTTGGAATGTCGTCCGGCATTCGTGAAGTGACCACATTGTGATCGAGGACCACCACCTCGTCAACCACGTCTGCGCCTGCTTTCTGCAGATCGCCAACCACCGTTTTCCATGCTGTCAATTTATAACCCTTGTAGCGATCGGCGGTCAGAAGCAACTGTGGTCCGTGACAAATAGCGAATATTGGTTTTTTGGAGTCGAACATTCGTTGGACGAAGTCTACAACTTTGTCGTTGACTCTCAGCTTGTCCGGTGAAACTCCGCCTGGGATCAGCAATGCGTCGAATTGTTCAGTCTTGACCTCGTCAATGGATTTGTCAGTTTTCGCCTCGACTTTTCCCTTGGCGCCTTTGAGTGACTGTCCCGCCTCAAGCCCGATGATGGTGACCTTATGTCCTTCCTTTTGGAACGCGTCGTACGGTTTCTGAAATTCAGAATCCTCAAACAGCGGTCCGAGCAAACATGCAATGTTCATGAAAACCTCCTGCTGATGCAGCCCTGGTATGCCGAAGACGATGTCAATGCCATGTGGTTCCGATTGGAATAATGTTCAGCAATATTTGCGAGGAAGAGCTGGGGTTCACCGTTGCCCCTCAATCAATTTGGAGGCTGTAAGGATACAGCCCATTGTTAGCCGTTCAATCAAAAGGATTAGCGGGCGAGCAAGACTGCATCTTAGTGCTACGATCTCCCAGTCACGTACTGGAGGCAATCGGAAATGGACAAAACTGGGGCGCAGCCCGTCCGACACATCAAAGCGATCATGGCTTCGAACATTGCTCAAGCACTCGTAGCAAACAAAGCGCAGCGGTTGCCATCGAATGATCCGAAGATCGTGATGAATGCGCCAAACGAGTTTGACTTCGAAATCAGACTATCGGTAGCGATTGCCGATCAGATTTACAAGTTGACTTTAGAGTAGATTTGGCACCAAGAACCGCAATCTGGACGAGCTAATGAAACCTGCGATTAACAGCCGTTGTGGCGAGCTATTTGTCATTGTGTTGAACTTCGCTGCGGTCGCGCAGGTGGCAACAATCATTTTTGTATGTTTCATTCCACTGGCGGTAAATGGTCGTAGCACTAAATGTGGTGTCACGATGTGCGCGAGGACGCGAACAAGCACTCACGTAAATGGTGTGCTCTAAGAATGTGGATTAGCGAACACCAAAATCGTTAAGCGGAGTGGGATGGTTTTTTTCTATTGGGAGCACTGCTCCTGTTCCTTCGGTCCCCTCAAGGGGATCATTAATGTGCGAACTGAAGACGGATTCGTTTTGGCACCTTGTATGCGATTTGATTTTCAGTCCGGACCAGACACCGGCTAGGCAACTGACCGCAATGAGCAGCACCGATATCGCTAGGATGTTTCTCTTGAGTTTGATGGGCAATTCCCCAAGGTTATGTTCCATTCCGCGCTGTCGGCAAAAACGCCCCACCATCCTCACAAAGTCGAAGTATGGGCGAGTCTTGATGACTATTATCTGGGCGAAGAGTTGAAATTACGTATCAAAGTTTCGCGGCGCAACGCGACAATCACAGATCTTATGAGCGACACAAGAACTGGCATCGTCAATAGAGGAAAAATGCCGTCTCCCGCAATAGAGACGGCATCAATTTTTAAGGAACTCCCGAGGTAGGATTCGAACCTACGACCAAGTGATTAACAGTCACCTGCGCTACCGCTGCGCTACTCGGGAATATATAAAGAGGTCGTTGGTGGTTTTGATTATATCAGGGCTCAGATATGCTTTAGCAGATCCTTGTCAAATCTGTTTACAAGCTTCTCGCCGGTCGCGATCATCGACGTGAACTCGTCCGGATCTTTCGTCTCGCACTCTCGCAACGTCCTTAGATAACAGTCGACCGCGCAACGGATAAAGATCCGTTCCTCAAGGTCGAATACCTGCCGCTTTTGCGGCGACAGGCTGTTAACGGCGGCTTGGCTCATTATCATCATTCTGCTACTCCTTTTACGATTGAAACCACATTGCCAACTTTTCGAACACCAGCCCGCGACAACAGTAGATCCGTGATCTTCTGCATCGTTGGCCGCAACATTTCATAGTTTTGAATCACATATAAAGCGGTGATGTCGTCGTTTGCCTTATGGTTGGCAAGTTGACGCAAAGTGAACAGGTCGATTTTCAGCTCGTGAGCCGTCGTCAAGAATGTCCGACGCAGGTCATGCAATTTGAAACGAAAACCGCAACCGACGAAAACGCGATCGAAGCTCTTGAAGCAATTCGACAGTCCGCAACCAGGTACTCGCCCTGGGAATACATGCGGGTTTTCCTTTCTCGCGTGAGCTTTTCGAACTCTGAGCATGTCCCAAAGGAAGTCAGAGAGCGGCAACTCGTGATGCTCGCCATTTTTCGGATCTAGCACTCTGAGGAAACCAGCTTGCAGATCCACGTCTTTCCATTGCAAGCTTGCCGCTTCGCTTCGCCGAAGTCCGGTAAGCATCAGCAACATGAGATAGTCGCGGACTGTTCTATTGCGCAAACACGAGACAGCTCGCCACCAATCCGGCATTTGTGCGGCAGTTATGATTGTGCGACGACCGCGCACCTTATTCCATGCGCGCACTTCCGTAAGCCGGCTGACGACGTTTGTTTTTAAGATCGGCTGTTCATGCTCGTTCTCGTACTTGCTTCTTGCGTAATTCAGCAATGCGCGGACGACTCTAAACGTCACATTGGCTTGCGCCTTTCCTTTTATACTGATTTCTCGATGCTTTTCCTCGACCATGTCTTTTGTGATCGCTGAAACTGGCAAATCAAGCCAATCCTCGACACATTTGAGCCGTTTTCTGTAATCAAGGATGGTTGAGGGTTTTAGGTTTTGTCTTGATACCAGGTAATCGTTAAAAACCTGTCTCAGTGTGGGAAGTCGATCCATTGTGCCTCCAAAATTGCTCAAGGTTGGGGGCGGCCCGATATCGCCCAATACTACGAATGTCGTAGTATCTGACAAGCGGACAGCACTTAAAAGACATACATCTATATGCCTGCCAAATATTGGCTTTAGATCCTCATTGTATTGATACAATCCTGAGAAATTCCTGAAAGGCTCAATCTCAGCCGTATGCGTACTACCAAGATATTTCTATTACCAGCCATAATGCTAGCTTCACTCAGCCAAGCGAGCGCAACTCCGCTTAGGGCCTCGATCGCGACCTCAAGCGCAAAGCAACCGATCAGCTTCAAAGGGATAATCCCTGGGTCGACTGTTTCAGAAGTCCAAATACAAGCCGCTAGAAATGGCGTCAAACTCACGGGCGACGCAGGCTTGATTGAAAGCACCACATTTGCAGGCATTCCAGTTGAGACGGTCTTACTCAACTATTCGCCTGATTCTAAGCGGCTTTGCACGGTTTACCTGCAAACCGACTCCGACAACTGTATTGCTATCGAAGCCGCTCTAAAAGCTAAGTACGGCAAGCCGATAGCATCAAAAACGGTCGTAAAATCAAACGCTTTTGGTGCATCGATCGACGACGACGTATTTGTCTGGCGATATGGCGGCAACGAAATAAAGATCGACGAGCATTCCGATTTGGACAAAGCCTTGATCATCTTTTCTAATTTAGCTTTGCGGTCCCGAGAAATTGAGAGGATGCAAACTGCAACAAAATCCGAGATTGACGATCTCTAAAAAGTCAATCCGTTGTAAACATAACTTTTGGCTAACGAAAAATGCTGTAATCAAGCGCTTAAGCCAATCTCAGGCTCTATATATCCGCTAATTGCGCTAGTTTCTTAACTTCCACCACATTCCACCCAGCTTCCACCCGTATATACACCACAGTAAAACCTTTATCTACTCTTCTTTTTCAGTCTTTGTGGTGGAATGGTGGATTGATTTTCCTATAAATTAAAGCAAAAAAAAATCGTTAGCAATTCGGGGCAAAAAACTACATAGTCAAAGATAAAATACGGGCGCGCGCGCACGCGCACACCTGCGACCTTTCTGGGATTTGTTGCCACCTTGCCACCCAGAAGTCCGCTATCGATTGTCTAGTAAAGGTTTTGCTGTGGTGTATATGCGGGTGACTTGTGGTGTCTTCTCAGCCTGTGGTGCTTAACTTCCACCACTTACGCAACCTGTCCCCACAGCGGGATTGAATTAAACGACGGAAACGGCGAAGTGTCAACGACTAATTTCCAGGCATCAAATATGGTGCCGTTGGATATACGCACCACATTTGGTTCCGTCGCTCTTGCTTATCCTCAACAGTTTGATACTATTTATGCAATTGGTTCTTGTGGCGAGTTTGACTCGACCGCGTTTGTAATTCTTGATCGTGCTAGGTACCAACCGCATCGATCTCAAACGTCGGTTATCGGTCATTGCCTACACGAGCACCACATAAGTGTAATAAACCAGGTTGTAAGACCTACACTTGCTCAAGTCTGTGTACCGAGCACACACTACAGCGCGAACAGGCGAAGAACGTCGGGCGCAACCCTGCCGATGTCTCGTTCTATAAATCCAAGTTTTGGCAATGGCTCCGACGCGAGCAACTGACCACTAAACCATTCTGCGAAGCGACATTGCAGGACGGCCGACCGTGCAACCGCAATGCTACACACGTAGACCACCGCTTACCACGGCAATCAGGCGGTCCCGACGAGTTGTCCAACCTGCAATCGCTTTGTGGAAACTGTCACTCACGCAAGACTGCCACCAGCGATGGTGGCTTTGGCAACAGGAGAGCGACCGCTCAGTCCGCGCGACAATATGGCTTATGCGAACCGAGGACCGATAGAATGATCAAAATCCAAAAGATTATTTCAACCATTGTCATATCCTCGTTGCTAGCGCTGAGCATGACGCCCGTTTGTTCCGCCAAGAGCATACCATCAGCAGCATCAATTGCAGCGAAACAAGCCAAGCGCCTGAGACTTATAGAAGAAACCGAGCAAGATTACGAGCGCAATAGCCTGATTCGACAAGTCAAACGCGACTTCTCGGCTTCGGCTAAGTTTCTCACCAGGGCACATGCCGACCTCGTGGCGGCAGAATTTAAGGCGAGTGGCTATGAAGTGACAGTATCTAAGGTCTATACCTGCTGGCTAAGGATCAGTAGTTGGGACGGCGAGGAAGTAGCCGAAGCTTTTCAGGTGCGCGTCGAGCTACCGAAGGCAAAATGATCAAGATTAAGCGATGGGAGGGGCGATGCCTTGGCACGGGAACCGGCTATCAGGTATGGGATGATCGGGTGCTGATCGGCATGAACACCGCAAAGCATGACACCGCCAGGTTTTCGGAACTTAGGTCGACTGCATTCGGCAGCGATCGCGCAAACGCTGACAGGCTCGGCGTCCAGGGGTATGGGGGTCTTAATCGCTGTATCGCAATCCTGATGGAACGCGCGTTGGGCCCAAAGGGCACCACCGCAAAATTGCCAAGGGGGGTATTTAAGCTCGCGTTAATGTTGGTGGTATCGCTGATGGTGGCATTATGCGGAGGCGCTACAATGATCTGGAACGATAGCCGGCTTTTCGACGCCGAAGGTAAAGAGCTACTCGGCATGGAGCGTCGAGCGTCGTCAAACGACTTTTGTCTCTTTTGTGCGGTGACTTGCGATTGCAGCGAGAAATATCCGAAAAAACAAGACTTTTCACCGGAAAATCCGGCTTTTGACGCGGATTTGAGACAAAAAAACCGCAATTTAGCCATAAAAATCGTCGATAAATTGGTCCAAAAAGGCGCTTTCAAAGCCGGTCTTTTCGTTGGCGAGTTGGCCGACATCGTGCAAGAGGAACTCCAAAGCTAATGCCTGGTCAATGGGACTTCGCAAACGTTCTCGGCGATGCATTTCGTCGAGTCATTCAGTGGAATGACGAGAACGGAAACCCGATCAACCTGACCGGCTGTAGCGCGACGATGATCATCCGCGCGAATCGCTCAGCCAATGCGGCAGTTTACGGAACGCTGACCACCGGCAATAGTGGCATCGTGATCGCTGATCCTCCGAACGGATCGTCGAGCCTGGCTTGGACGAGCGCGCAACAAGCCGCGCTCAACTTCAGGACGGCCGCATACGACCTGACCTTTACTTTCCCTAATGGCGACGTCGTGACATTGCTCTCCGGCGAGTACAACGCCTTTGACGGAGCGATCGAGGGCGGCGGCACTACATCTGGTGTCACCGTCTCGGGCACCGGTGAGATCACGGTCGTGACAGTGGGCTATCAGGGACCGCCAGGCACGGGGACCGGCGGCGGATCGGAGACCGCGGGCACATCAATAAGCGCAGATACTGCCGTCGTTTTGATCGGCGGTTTATTGTATCCGGCCAACCCAACAAACCTCGCTCATGCAGGCAAGGTGATCGGCGTTGCTTCGCAATCTGGGCTCGTAGGCGCGACGATCAATTACCAATTCGCCGGCGAGGTCGCGGGCGGATCTTGGACGCAAGACAGCTTTTACTTTGTTGGTTTAAACGGGGTGTTGAGTACCACGCCCAACGCTTCAGGAGCCGTTTGGAGCCAACTTATCGGATACGCAAAATCTAGCTCCGTGTTGGTGGTCAACACGGGGCAACCGGTCGCACTCTAAAGAGGACAACTTACAATGACGGTCTACAAATATTTGGCAGTCGGAACAAACAACATCCCGACAGAAACAACGCCCAACACGACCTCGGCAGGCTCCGCCGACGCCAACAAGCTCGTCGCTCTCAACTCGTCCGGCCTGATCGACACAAGTATGTTGCCGACATCATCGGCGGTGACGAGAACGGCATCCGAGGCGATCTCCGCCGGCGCTCTGATCAGCGAATGGAACAACTCCGGGACGATCAACGTAAGAAACGCCGACAACTCCACGTATAAACCGGCTCACGGTTATGCGCCTTCTGCGATTTCAAGCTCTGGATCGGGCTCGGTCTATCTGTTCAACGGACCCGCTATCACCGGCTTGACCGGTTTGACCGTCGGCGGTGAATGTTTCCTCGGCACCGCGGGCGCTATCACTCAGACAGCACCAGCGCAAGGCAGCGGATCGCTGTTGCAGAAAGTCGGCGTCGCCGCGACGGCAACGTCAATGGACTTCCTGTTGCAGATCGTTCCGATCCAAAGGTAAGCGATAAGTGGCAAACCAGACGCCGTTAAAAGTTGGGGCTAATAACACGCCCGCCGAGATGACATCAGGCGACGTGGTTAACCCGTCGTATGTGCAAGCCTACGCCACCGTGCAAAACAACGGGACGGGGCAAACGCAACGCACGACGATCGACTTCGCCGGCGCTGGGAGTGTACCGGTCGACGACTCAACCAACAGCCGGACGATCGTTTACTCGGTCGATCCGGCGTTGCTTTCATACCTTGGGGGTGGGCTCTAATGTCTTTGGGTAATCTTCCTGGCTATATTCAAACGCTCCAAAACTGGGTCGCGTCGATCAATAATGCCGCAGGTCAAACGAAGCAAACGATCGCAACAGGCGCGACAAATGGATCGCGGATCTTGGGGCTGATCGTCTCGTCGACCGATACTTCAGCGCGAGACATCGTGATCGGTGTCACCATATCCGCCACCAACTACGACTTAGGGATCGTCTCGATCCCGGCTCAGTCAGGCACTCTCGACACGGTTCCGACGGTGTTCCCTTTCAAGACTACACAATTCCCTTACTTACCGGTTGACGCTTACGGCAACCCGTATCTCGACATCAAGTCGACGACGACCTTCTACGCTTATGCACCGGTGACGGTGACAAGCGCAAAACAGATCAACCTATTCGCGTTTGGCGGTGACTTCTAAAATGCTCGGCGGTCTCAGCCCGAAGTCAACATCGATCAAACCTTCGACAGCATCGTCGGGGCAGTTTGCTAACGGCATCACCGCGACCGGCACGCTTCTTTATGGGACGCCTCCGACTTTCACGAGCGGTGCGGCTGGGATTGTCCCGGCATCCGGCGGCGGGACGACCAACTTCCTGAGAGCTGATGGCTCCTGGGCGGCTCCTAGTGGTGGCGGTGGTGGCTTTACCGCAAGCAACAAATCAAGCAGCTTTACCGCTGTTGCGCAGAATATGTATTACTGCTCGGCGACGCTCACTTGCACACTGCCGACCGCCGTCGGCGTTGCCGGACAAGAGATTGTCGTAATTCTTACCGGAAGTGGCACCACGATCACGTTCAATACGACATCCTCGCAAACAATCAGCGGACAGGCATCAGGCGTGGTCACTGCAACCGCTCAATTCAATGCTTACCGCTTCTCGTCCGACGGGAGTAATTGGTACCTTGAATAACGGTATGCGACACCACGGGCATAATAACTTCGGCACCGGATGTGATGGCGCTGCGACGATTAGCAGCAACACGACTTATACCAACTCGACCGGCCCGCTGATCAAGCAATTCACGAGCCTTACAGTCAATTCCGGGCAGACATTGACGCTTCAGTCTGCGATGGGCTGCTACATCTACGTGCAAGGCGCTTGCAATATCCAGGGTACGATCAACGTCGTTTGCAACGGCAGCGCGACGCCACCGAGCGAAGGCGCGCATAATCCCTATTTCAATACCTCGCATGTCCCGCATGTGGACGTGATTCCCGCGACTGGCGGAAGCGGCGGCGCAGGCGCGACAACCGGTAACACCAATCCCGGCACCGGCGGTGGGACGGCAACCAATGGCACCGGTGGTGGTGGCGGCGGTGGTGGTGGCGCTGGTAGCTCGTCCGATCATAGCGACCTGTGGCCTGGCGGCAACGGCTCAGCCGGTACCTGTTACGGCGGCGGCTCGGGCGGTGGTGGTGGCGCTTATACGGGCACTTCGACTAGCGGGGCTGGCGGGGCAGGCGGCGCTAATTGTGGCGCGGGTGGCGCGGGTGGTGGCGGCGGAAGCAACCAAGGCTCAGGCGGCGGCGCTGGCAATACTGGCGGCGCTGGCGGATCTGGCTCCGGTGGATCAGGAACGGCAGGATCGAACGGCACCGGCGGAACGCTTTTGCTGAGCGTCGGCGGCAATCTGACAATAGGGTCGAGCGCTGTAATACAAAGCCTCGGACAGCCCGGCGGAAGCGGGGCAGGTAGTAGCTATCCAGCGGCGGGCGCTGGCTCCGGTGGTGGCGTAATAGACATCCAGTATGCGGGCACGCTCTCAAATACTGGGACGATTACCGAGTCCGGCGGCTCTGGAAGTGGCACTCACTATGGTGCGGCAAGCGCTGGAAGCGGCGGCGCGGGCGCGACTATAGGACCGACGCAGGTAAGCGCATGATCATCTTTTACGATCCGAGAGAACAACCAAGCCGCGCGTTTGTCGCGAGTTTACCAGCGGGATCGTATTACCTCGTTGACTGGTCCGACCCGGTCGCGAGCGCATCTTACCAGCCCGCAACGATCCGAGCGTTCCCGTTTATTGTCCTGGAAATGGGCGACGGCAGCTATGGCGCGGTCGACTGTCAGCTCCAAAGCGTGACCACATACGCGCAAGCGGACGCGATCAGCACCACGATCAATCAGGTACAAAACACCGACGTCTTTGGCAATCCAACAAGTGGCACGCATGCGCAACCGGAAGATTCCAGGGTAGCGCTGATGCCATGGTACGCGCCTGGGTCAATAGTGCCACCGACGCCGACAACAATAGGGGGCTAACGATGCCAGCCGGACGACCACGTAAACCGACAAACCTCAAGATCCTGGAAGGCAACGCCGGGAAGCGCAAGCTAGATCCAGTGTCGGAGCCGCAACCAGACGACTTGGTCGATCTCCGTCCGCCGGCATTTTTGCTACCGGAAGCCAAAAAGGTTTGGAACGAATACGCGCCAAAGCTAGTTAAGCTCAATCTTTTGAAGGAGATCGACTCGCTGGAATTTGCGATCCTTTGCCAGTCGTGGGCGCTCATGTTGAAGTCGGAAGCGACGATTAAGAAAGAAGGCATTGTATGCACGTCGAAGCTCGCGGGCGCAAAGTACCAGCACCCGGCGATGGGCAACAGGTCGCAACTGATCAAGCAGATCTCGACCTTGTGTCACAAGTTTGGAATGAGCGCGAGCGCTCGATCTGGCTTGCATCTCACTTTACCCGCAGGCGGCGGCGAAGGCTCGGACGACAAAGAGGACACCAATTACTTTGATCGCAGAAAGGCTACTGCCGGCAGATAAGGAAGAAACGCCGGACGGCCAATTTTATTTCGATCTGAAAGAAGCGGAAAGAGTCATCAACTTTTTTCCGCGTTATCTTCGCCACGTCCAAGCGGAATGGGCCGGTCGTCCGATGTACCTCGACGATTGGCAGCGAGTCGACATCGGCAACATTTTTGGCTGGAAGCATACCGAGACCAGCCTAAGACGTTACACCGAGTTTTATTTGGAGATCCCGAGGAAGAACGGCAAGAGCACCATATCTAGTGGCGTAGGCATTTACCTTGCTTGTGCTGATGGTGAGCCAGGAGCGAGCGTTTGCGCAGCTGCTACAACGGAAGAACAAGCGCGCAAAGTGTTTGACCCAGCGCGCCAAATGGTAAAGACAAGCGCGCCAGGTCTTCGGCGGCGAGCAAATGTCGGGACTAATTCGATCAGCTTCCCGGGCTCGTTTAGCCGCTTTTTTGTCGTCTCCGGCGACGGCGAGACATTGGACGGCGAGAATCTAAACGGTGCGATCGTCGACGAGATCCACGCGCACAAAAACCGCTTGCTTCTCGATGTGATCGATACCGCGATGGGCGCTCGCCGTGAGCCGTTGCTCGGGCAGATCACGACAGCCGGTCGCGATCCGTTTGGCGTTTGTGGTGAAATACATGATCGCGTGATCAAGATCCAGCAAGGCTTGCTGACCGAAGAGGGCTTGTACGGCAAGATCTATGCAGCCGACAAGGACAAAGACGACCCGGGCGATCCGTTGACCTGGGCGAAGGCAAACCCCGGACTTGGGACGAGTATCAAGCTCGATTATCTAAAGAAAAAATGGGCGAAGGCGCTCTCGATTCCGTCGTTTTATAACACGTTCCTACGTTTGCACCTGAACATCTGGACAAACGATAAAGAGAGTTGGCTACCCGTCCACGTTTGGAAGAACGCGCAAGCGAAGGAGTTTTATAGTCTTGAGGACTTCCGAGGATGCCCGGCATGGATCGCCGTCGACCTATCTAAGCAAGTGGATTGCACGGCAGCAACGCTATGTTTCAAGACGCCGAAAGGAAAGATCAGGAGTAAGACGGTCCTTTGGCTTCCCGAGCGCACTTATAACGAGCGCCTTCAGACTGAGCGCGGTGTTAACTGGGACGCCTGGCGTCGAGAAGGCTGGGTAAATGTCATTCCCGGCGACGTCGTCGACTACGAGTTTATCTATCAGCAATTGCTGATTTGGAAAAGCATGTTTGAGATCCGGCGCATCGGCTTCGATCCGTGGAACTCGCTTATGATGCAAACGCGCTGTAAAGACGAGTTTGGCCCTCGCTGGGTCGGTATCCAGATGGAGCCGATCGTCGTTGAGTTTAGACAAGGCTACAAGTCGATGTCGCCGGCGATGAAGGACTTGGAGACGATGATCAGGACGCATCAATACGAGCACGACGGCAATCCCGCTATGTCTTGGATGATGAGCAACGTCGTGATCGACAAAGATCCAGCCGAGAACATCAAGCCGAACAAGGCGAAGTCCAGTAACAGGATCGACGGACCCGTGAGTCTGATCATGGCGTCGGCGTTATGCCGCAACGACGAGGACGGCGGAAGCGTATACAACGACAGGGGGCTAATAGCGGTCTGATGGCAAACGTTATCCAAAAAATCATCGGCAAGGTTGTCCGATCGGTAATGCAATTCTCGGGCGTTCCAATGAGCGATCCGCAGATTGCAAGCGTCTTTCTGCAATGGCTCGGTGGCATGGGCGATACCGTCGAGAACGTCACACCGGTAACAGCTCAGACGATCAGCGCTGTTTACCAAGCGGTCGGCATACACTCGCGGACGCTCGCGTCTTTGCCTTTGAAGATCTACAAGAAGGACAAGAAAGGCGCCAAGAGCGAAGCGACCGATCATCCGCTTTATCAAATCCTGGCCTTTGGCGTGAATCAGGAAATGGACACTTTCCAATTTCTCGAGGCCATGGTCGGGCATCTCCACCTGAGAGGTAATTGCTACGCTCTCAAGTACATCAATCCGGATGGCTCGATCGACAAGCTTGTCCTCTTGCATCCTGAACGAGTGATCGCGATCCGCGACATCGCGACAGGCGTCCTGTACTACAAGGTCGCGGACATGCACGGCGTCTATCATGACTTCCCGAGAGCAAACGTACTACATATAAAGAATCGGAGCGAGGACGGCGTCTATGGTCTGAGCACGATTCAGATGGCTCGACACGACGTCGATCGCCAAATGCAGATGCAAAAATTTGGCTCGCATTTCTTCCGCAACCAAGCGCGACCGGCTGGGCTCTTGGAGCATCCGGGCAACCTTTCCAAACCAGCCGCCGAGCGTTTGCGCGAGTCCTGGCAAGCGACTTATGCAGGAGCCGAGAACGCCGGCAAGGTCGCGATCCTTGAAGAAAATATGACCTTCAAGCAATTGACCGTCGCGCCTGCCGATGCCCAGTTTATTGAACAGGAAGGCGCGGGAGTGATCGACATTGCTCGGTGGTTCAACCTGCCGCAACATATGCTCGGAGCGATGAATAACGCAACTTTCTCCAACATGGAGCAACAGGCGCTAGAGTTTGTTCGGTTGACCGTGTTCCCCGAGGCGCGCAGATTCGAAGCGGCGATGAATTTCCAATTGCTCACGCCGTTTGAGCGGAAGAAAGGCTACTTTATTCGCTATGACCTCAACGGCTTGTTGAGAGCTGACACGGCGACGCGCTTTACCTCGTATGCGATCGGTCGGCAATGGGGCTTCTATTCTGCCGACGACGTCCGCGAGATCGAGCACCTCAACCCGATACCGGACGGCGCGGGCGAGATCTACTGGCAGCCGACGAACATGGTCGACGCGAGCGAAGAAAAAGAAGATCCGCAACCGTTGCCGGCACCTGGACCCGGCGGCTTGATCCAAGTCCCAACGACTCAGCCAGTCCAAGCACCGCAACCGGCCGGACAAGGCGACGCACCCGGAGGCGCACCGGTCAACACGCAGCCCGGCAAGAAGCCACCAGGCAAGCGCTTTGCAATGGACATGATCGAGTTTGACATGCGCCACGAGCCCGACAAGTTGTTCTTGATCCGCACGCGCAAAGCTTACACGCGCATCTTTGAGCGGCAGATCGGCGACTTGCTCACCAAGGAGGCGAAGTTTGTCGACCGTATCGCCAAAAAATGCGCGAAGGATCGCGACGTCGGCGACTTCCGGAAACAGGTTGAGAGCTTCTATGTCTCTCACCAGCCATTGTGCGCTAACGCCATGCTTGATCCGATGATCGCGCTCGGCGAGCAGCTCGGCGAGATGACATCGTCGAATGAAGTCCTCATGCGCAAGCTCTCGGAAAACTGGGCCGAGGATCACTGCCGGACCAATCGAGAGCGCGTGATCGACCTGATCGAAAAAATGCCGGCGTCCGATTTGCTTCCAGCAATCAACGAGCTTGCTAAGCAATGGCAGGAGCGCGAGTTTGCGAAGCTTGCCGAGAAAGAAGTAACAACAGTCCTCAACACCTTGGAGATCGCAGCATGAGCTTTGATAAGAAGAAAGAACGACGCATGATCGTTAAACCGTTGGAAGTGAGAGCGGCAGCCGACGAGGGACAATTGCCGACAATCGAGGGATATGCCGCGGTTTACAACCAGGTGGCCACCATTGGCGGCATGTTCGCCGAGCGGATCATGCCCGGCGCGGCCAAGCAGTCGTTGACCGATCCGGATTCGATGATCATTGCTTGCTTCAACCACGACGACGACGACGTCCCGTTGGCTCGATACAAAGCCGGCTCAGGGACTCTCAGCCTGAGAGAAGATCAGACAGGCTTGTTCGTCTCATTCCAGCCGGCAAACACGCAGCTTGGCCGCGACGTGGTCGAGTCTATCCGACGCGGTGACACCGACGGCATGTCGATCGGATTCTATGTCGAGGACGACGACTGGAACGGCAACCATAATGGAATGACGTTGCGGACGATCTCCAAGATGTCGCTCTCTGACATTTGCGTAACGCCGATGCCCGCATACGGACAGACTTCCGATCATCTCAAACTGAGAACAAAGCGCAACGGCGAGTTTTCAACCGAGGACTACCAAGCCTTGATGAACGAGAAAAAACAGCCGAGCGAAAAAGAAAAAGAAATTCAGGTTGAAGCCGAAGCGCGCAAGCGTAGATTGCAAATGGCGGCACATCGCGCGGGGAAAAAGCCATATGGCGACGTCAAATATGCTGACCCTGGATTTCAATCTGACAAGCAAGAGAGATATCCGCTAGATGATGAGGATCATATCCGAAGCGCGTGGGACTACATACACAAGACTGATGATCGCGACAAGTACACCGCCTCGCAATTGGCTCATATAGAGAGCGCAATCGAGGCAGCGTGGAAAGAAAAAATCGATCCAGCCGGTCCTCCTGGGGCAAAGAAATAGTTAGTTGACACGCACCATAGATGGTGCTTGAATATTCGAAGGCGTTGACGCCTCTGATAGCTGTAGCTTCAGACAAGCGTTAAACACACGACCGGCCCGCCAATCTGTAGATTAGGCGCGAAGTCAAAAGAAAACCACTTACATTGTGGTGATCTGCGACTCCGCGCCTTTTTGCTTTGCGCTCTCGGTCCTGCATCACCACGCATCAGCAAAGGTGATGGCATGGAACCGAGAGAAATTCGCCAGAAAATGAACGAGCTTTGGGCTCGCATGAAAGATATAGACCAAGCGGCCGTCGCTGAAAAGCGGACGATGACGCAAGAGGAAACCAATAATTGGAACGCGGCCGATAAGGAGCTTAACCAATTAGAGGAACAGCTTGGCCGAGCCGAGCGGATGCAATCGCTCAACGGCCGGTTGGGAAGTCCGGAAGGGAAAGTAATCGTTCCCGGCGATGAAGATCCCGAGGGTCGCAGAAAAGATCCAAACGATCCGATCCCGAAGGCTCAGGTCGAGAAGCGCAAGAAAGCTTGGGAGAAATATCTCCGCTTCGGCGAAATGGAGATGTCTCACGAGGAACGCACCGCGGCTAAGGAATACCGCGACCTGCAACGCGACATCAACACCGCCGGCGGTTATCTGATGGCTCCTTTCCAATTCGTTCAGGATCTGATCAAGACCGTCGACAACATGGTCTATGTTCGCCAGTTGGCGCAAACCTTCCAGCTCGCCAACGCTCAGTCGTTGAGCTTCCCAGTCAGAACGGCTCGTATGGGCTCAGCGGCATGGACGGCAGAAGTTGAAGCCAGCCAACCGGATGACACCGGCTTGACCTTCGGTCTCCGTACCTTCCAGCCCAACAAGCTCAGTAAGAAGATCAAAGCATCCAATACCCTGTTGCGCATGTCGCCGATGGGACCGGATCAGATCATCATTGACGAGTTTAAATACCTGTTCGCAACCACGTTTGAACAAGCGTACATCTCTGGCAGCGGCGCAGGGCAACCGCTCGGCATGTTCGTCGCTTCCCAGAAAGGCTTGTACACCGATCGCGACGTCGTAATGTCCGGCTCGATCAGTGGCGGCCTCAACTGGTTTGATAGCTTGATCAATACGCAAACCACGCTCAAAGATCAGTACCAGCCTAATGCGCAATGGTTCTTCCACCGCACAACGCTCGGTCAAATCAAGCTCGCGAAGTCGACGACCAACTTCTATATCTGGCAGCCGCCAACCAACGGCGCACCGCCGACGATCTTGGGTCGACCCTACATCTCGTCGGAATACGTTCCGAACACCTACGGCTCGACCAACCAGTACGTCGGCATGTACGCGGACTTCAAACAGATGTATCGCATCGTCGACAGCTTGGATATGGAATTGATCCGCTTGAACGAGCTGTATCAAGACACCGACCAAACCGGATTTATCTGCCGCATGTGGTCCGATGGCGCTCCCGTCCTGAGCGAAGCCGCGGCCCGCATGATCACGCCGAACAGCTAGTAAGCGGCAGCAACAGAGTAGACATGGAAGCGGCTCGGTGAGCCGCTCCACACTAGGAGCAACGCAAAATGCAACTTGAACCAAACGTAAAGATTACAAAACTGCAGGCGAATACTGCCGCGGGTACTTCGACTATCACGACCAACTCATTCGATATGCAAGGCTATCGCGGCTTTGTCATCGTGAGCAGCATGGAAACACCGGCATCCGGCAATATCGCCAAACTGCAAGACTCGGCAGACAACTCGGCGTTCAATGACATCGCGGGGTCTCACGCCGGCGACGGAACGCATGGCGACGTCGTTTTGGCTGTTGAGCGTCCGCTACTCCGGTATCACAAAGCCGTATTTACCCGAGGATCTTCGACGGCGATCGGCGAAGTCTGGCTTTTCCAATACGGCAGCTTCAACCCACCGGAAACCAACGCGACATCGTCGCAAGCTCTCGCATCGCTCGTCAGCCCAGCCGACGGCACCGCGTAAAACCCGGCTCAATAGGGGATCTTGGTCAACGCGCGTTTTCCTCCTGGGCGTTCGAACAGATCAAGATCTCCTGAGCCACCAGGTGGCAGGAGGATCACTAGGTCGGATATGAAAATCAAACTCTTAACGCCAATGGCGTGTCCCGAAGCACACGGAAGGCTGGGTGAAGTGATCCAAGTCTCCGAGTCGCTCGGCAAGTCGTTGGTTAGTGGCGGCTATGCCGTTGAGATCCAGGACGCACCGCCAGCGGTGACAGTCGAGCCGACTCCTGAGAAGGAAGAAGCGAAGGCGAGCACCAAGGGCAAGGAAAAGAGAGCGGCTGAGTAA